TTTTGCATGATGAGGATTCACGCCAGTATGTAAAGGCAGCTGACAACACAACATCAACAGCTCCCGGCATGAGTCCAACACCACAGAGCACAAATGTGATCAATGCACTTGCAAACGCTGACAGAGGCATGATCGATGCCATCAGCCGTGAGAGCTTGGTTTCAGAAGGCATGACATTTGAAATTCCAAAGATTTCAGCTGTGCCAACAGTCGATCAGATCGATGAAGGCGATGCAATTACTGAGTCATCACTATCTGCAACATTTCTTTCCGTTTCCGTCAAGCCTTTCAAAGGCCGCGCAATTTCAACAGTCGAATTGATCGACCGCAGCCGTCCAGAATACTTGACAGCTTTATTGCAAAACCTTGAGTTTGCATACGCAAAAGAGACTGATGCTTATGTAACAGCTGCAATTCAGGCAGCAGCTAACACAACAGCACAGGCAGCAAACACAGCAGCCGGATTCCTTGGATACACATCAAAGGCCGTTGCAAATGTTTATGGCGCATCACTTGGATTCGCTCGCTCACTTGTAGTTTCACCAACACAATGGGGAAACATCATGGGTTACAACGACAATGGAGCACCGCTATACAACGCGGCAAATCCATCAAACCAAGCTGGAAATGTTGGAAACGGCTCATTGCGCGGTGTAGTTTCACCGGGTCTGAACCTCCATGTTTCACGCTCAATTGGTACAGCTGGATCAACAACAGCCGAAGGCGATCTCTCAATGGTTGTCATCAACCCAGATTCATACACATGGTACGAAAGCCCACGCTTTACGCTACGCACCAATGTCAATTCGGATGGAACAATTGACATCCTGTATTACGGCTATGGCGCACTAGCAACCAAGGTTGCAAATGGTGCAACATGGAACAACCTCGCATAAATAACTTATAATCGGTAGCGGTCGCTCCCGAACGCTACTGACACGAAAGGAACCGAGATGCCTGCAATAGTTACAGCCTCACAGCTTAGACAAATTTTGGGTGTCTCGGTTTCTTTGTATTCCGATGCTCAATTGGATTCATTTATTGATTCAGCTGAGCAAACGATTTTGCCTTTACTTACGCAATACCAATCATCGGTGACTTTTGCCAATGTGAGTGATTCCGTCATTTATTTCACCACAATGCGGCCAAATTATTTTGTGCCGGGTCAATCTGTCGTTGTTACCGGGGCCGGAGCTTACAGCGCGACCTACACAGTCACCGATGATCGGATTGAGCCTTACACTTTCACAGCTGCAACAGCGGCCGCTGATCGTGACTATCCATTGCCGTTTATTCCAGCGGCAACAGCGACATTGAGTGGTGGATCGGCAGCGGCTTTGTACGCATCCACACCACCAATTGAAAATGCAATTTTGGTTGTGGCGGTTGAAATTTTCCAGAGCATCACAGCTCCCGGCAACCAAATCATGTCCGACAATTTTCAGCCGTCACCTTTCGTTTTAGGCCGCAGCCTTTCCAACAGAGTAATTGGCCTCCTCGGGCCGTTTCTTGATGTCGAAACGATGTGTCAATGAGCATCGAATCGGTAATCCGCACGCCACTCAAAACAGCACTTTCATCGATTGCTGCCAATGTGTATAACGGCATCCCAGAGACAATGACAAGCCCATCAATCTGTTTGATTCCCGATGCACCTTATCTGGAGAGCGTTTTAATCAATGGAGCAACAACAAAAGTCAAGGTCAATCTGACTGTGACTGGTGTTGTCACTTATGCCAACAACGCGGCAGCTTTGGACAATCTCGAAACATTGATGATCAACATCATCAGCGCAATGCCGGGCGGTTATGAAGTCGGCAATGTAAATCAACCGCAACCATTGGAAGTCGGTGCTGGTAAATACCTTACGGCCGATTTACAAGTAAGCACTTACTACACCAATTAAGGAGAAAAAATGGCAACGACAATCATCACCGGCAGAGACATCACTTTCACCATTGATAGTGACAACTTTGATGCACAGGCAACCTCAGCAATTCTGACTGTTGATTCAACAATCAATACATTTCAGACATTAGATGGCAAAGCTTATTTCACCACCGATTCGCAAGGATCGTTTGCAGTGGAAATGTTGGCAGATTGGGGAGCAACTGGATCGCTTTGTGAAGCGTTATGGACAGCGGCCTCATCAGCTCCAAATACAGCATTGCCTGTTGTACTTGTAGCAGATACAGGCGCATCATTTGCGTTTTCTGTGCAACCAATTTTCCCATCAGCTGGTGGATCAGCACCAGATGCACAAACAGTTTCATTGACATTTACTTGTGTTACAACACCAGTTTTGACAATTAGCTAACAAAGGAGATCGGGAGCATGAAACTAGCAATCACGATGGAATTCACAAATGGGGAGAGCGCGACCTATACCGCGCTCCCACCAGAGTGGATGAAATGGGAACAAAAAACCGGAAACACGATTCAGCAAGTATCTGAGAAATTGGGCATTGCTGATTTGATGTTTTTGGCGTACCACGCAATGAAGCGCGAATCGGCCGGAAAGCCTGTGAAGCCTTTTGAGGTTTGGTGCGAATCTGTAACCGACATAAACATGGGAGAAACCGAAAACCCAAAAGCTACGAGCCGGGAACAATAAACCGGATCATTTGGGAATTGGCAATCACCACAGGATTGTCGCGATCAGAGTTTCAAACCGCTGAGGACATTTTAACTGTTTTTGAGATTCTAAGGATACGAAATGGCAACTGAGTCAATCACTTATGACAAAGCTCAATTGCGTGGCATTTTGCAGGCTTTCAAAGGCATGGATGAACAAGCTGTATCTGAGGCCAAAGCCGTTTCAAATGGTTTGGCCACTTATGTGCAATCCAAAATCATTTCATCAGCTGGTGGCCGCCCAAATAAGGCGGCAAGCCGCGTTGCTCAAGGATCGCGCGTAAGTAAATCATCCAAAATTGGTGAATTGTCATTTGGCTTTGTATCGCAGAAATTTAGCGGTGGCGGTACAACTCAACAGCTTTGGGGCGGTTATGAATTCGGCTCAAATAAATACAAGCAATTCCCGGTGTGGTCTGGCCGTGAAGGTCGCGGATCAAGAGGATACTTTATTTATCCGACATTGAGAGCCGAACAACCACACATCATCAATGAGTGGGAAAATGCTTTCACAAAGATTTTGAAGGAGTGGTGATGGCCGGACAAAGTAGGACACTCAAACTCTCCATTTTGGCAGACATTGACAACCTCAAAAAGAATCTCAATGCTGGATCAAATGAGGTTGATGGTTTTGGCGGCAAGCTTGGTGGATTTGCCAAAAAAGCCGGTGCAGCTTTTGCCGTAGCCGGTGCGGCCGCTGCCGCTTACGCTGGCAAATTGCTGGTTGATGGCGTGCAATCTGCCATTGCTGATGAAGCCGCTCAAGCAAAATTGGCAACCACATTGGAAAATGTCACCGGTGCCACAAACGACCAGATCAAGGCTGTTGAGGATTACATCACCCAAACAGCTTTGGCCAACGGCATCACCGATGATGTTTTGAGACCATCGCTGGATCGATTGGTGAGAAGCACAAAAGATGTGACCAAAGCACAAGAATTGCAATCATTGGCTTTGGACATTGCTGCCGGCACAGGCAAAGATTTGTCAGCTGTTTCTGAGGCTTTGGGCAAGGCTTACGATGGCAATTTGGGAGCTTTGAAAAAACTTGGTGTGGGCATCGATGAATCAATCATCAAATCAAAAGATTTCGATGCGGCAGCTGCCGCGCTTTCAAAGACTTTTGAAGGTCAGGCATCAAAGCAAGCTGAGACTTTTCAAGGCAAAATGGCAAGGTTATCCATCGCATTTGATGAGGCCAAAGAAACTGTCGGATCGTATGTGCTGGATGCGCTCACACCATTGGTCAGCAATTTTGTTGATAAAGGCATCCCGGCAATTCAAGATTTTGCAAAGAATTTGGGCGAAACTTTGGGGCCAGCATTTGGCCAGATTTTCAAAACCATCAAAGAGGATTTGCTCCCGGTTTTGGTTAATTGGTGGAAATTCTTATACAACGAGGTAATCCCAGCAATCGGATCGGTTGTGGGGCCAATCCTTGAAGGTTTGAAAAACGCATTTGATAAGATCAAAAAAGCAATCACAGACAACTCAGATGAATTGCAACCTTTCTACAATGCGCTCGAAAAGGTTTGGGATTTTATCAAAAAGTATTTGGCACCACTTTTGGGCGGTACTTTCAAAACAGCACTTGAAGGCATCGGCACAATTGTCGGTGGCCTTGTAACAGGCTTTTCAAAGCTGGTCGGTTTTATTTCAAACACAATAACCAAAATGAAAGAATTTGTGAATTTCATCAAAGATAACCCAGTCACACGCTTTTTCTTTGGCGATTCAAATGACAAGTCGCTCAAAGCTGGTGTGGGCTTTGATGCTGGCACACCGATTGAAACACCGGGATTTGGTACAGGTGGAGGATTTATGCCATCGGCTGCATCACCGACTTACACAGGCGCGGAATTGTCTGCCTATTCTCCAGCAATGCAAGCTGCAATTTTGAGGCGTGAGGAATTAAAGGCAGAAACCGAGCGATTAAGAGCCGCACGCGAGGCAGCCGCAGCGGCCCGATTGGCGGCCACCGGTGGCCTTTCTACGGCCGAACGCATCACAATCAATGTTAATGGTGCAATCGATCCAGAAGGCACAGCACGAACAATTGTGGATACTCTCAACAATTCTTACTATCGCGGCACAGGCGGCGCAAATAGCCTGCAATTTGCATGAGCATTTTCAATCCTGTTTGGCGCGTGACTGTCGCTGGTGTGCAATACCAAACGGCTATTTTGGCCAATCTCACGATCACAAGCGGTCGGACAAACATTTATGAACAGGCACAAGCCGGATACACCAATTTGGAAATCATCAACCTTGATCAATCCAATGTGCCAATTGCCATCAATGATTCGGTGACAATTGAATTGCAAGACTCAACAGCAACATTTGTGCCGATCTTTGGTGGGTCTGTCGTTGAGGTTGGCATTTCCGTTGCTGAGGTCGGCAGCGTTGATTATGCACAGCGCATCAAAATCATTGCTTTAGGTGCATTGGCAAGATTGCCAAAAGCATTGACCAATGGTGTGCTGTCAAAAGAATTTGATGGTGATCAGATTTATGATGTTTTGTACCAAGTTTTGTTTGATTCATGGCAAGAGGTGCCGGCAGCTTTACAATGGAATACTTACGATCCAACAACAACATGGGAAGATGCCCAAAATTCGGGATTGGGTGAAATCGATCGCCCAGGCAATTATGAGCTGGCCGCCCGATCAAGCTCACGCACCGATGTTTATTCATTGGTCTCATCTCTAGCAACATCGGGATTGGGCTACATTTTCGAATCCGCAACCGGGCAAATCGGGTATGCAGACAGCACTCACCGCACCAATTATTTGGCCACAAATGGGTATGTCGATCTCACCGCAAATCATGCAATCGCACCGGGTTTGAGCATCCAGCAACGCGCAGGCGATGTGCGAAATTCAATCACCTTGAAATACGGTGCCACATCATCATCAGAAAAATCGGCCTCAGATACAGCCTCGATTGGTCTGTATGGTGAATTGGCTCAAATCATCAGCACTACATTGCACAATGCTGCCGATGCTCAAGATCAAGCTGATTTTTATTTGACCTTGAGAGCATACCCACGATTCAATTTCAACAACATCACATTTGAGCTGACAAATCCAGAGCTGGATGATGCTGATCGCGATGCTTTGATTGGCGTTTTCATGGGTATGCCGTTGAACATTTCTGATCTGCCATTGAACATGAATTCAGGAGATTATTTGGGTTTCGTTGAAGGCTGGACATTTTCGGCCCGATACAATCAGGTCAGCATTTCAATGATCGTTTCACCGATCAGCTTTTCATTGCAGGCAATGCGTTGGAACGATGTGCCGGTGGTGGAATCATGGAACACAGTCAATCCAACTTTGGATTGGATCAATGCCACGATTGTGGCGTAAGGAGAAAAATGAGCAATCCAACAAGCAATTTCGGATGGCAGATGCCTACGAACACAGATTTGGTCTCACAGCTCCCGGCCGATTTTGAGGTATTCGGGCAGGCTGTTGATACATCATTGGCAGAGCTTAAAGGCGGCACAACCGCTCAAGTTTTGTCAAAAACATCAGCAACGGACATGGATTTCACATGGACAACATTGCCACCAGCTGGCAAGGTTTTGCAGGTTGTAAGCCCAACCTCTTTCAGCTTGACAACAACCTCATCAACAACTTATGCAACAACCGGCATTGTTGGATCAATTACACCAAGCAAAACAACAAGCAAAATTTTGGTCATGGTCAAAATTCCGTGGCAATACTTGAGCGGCTCATCGACTGTCGGTTTTAACACTCGTTTGTATCGTGGCGGATCAAACATTGCACAATTGGATCAGGAAGCAGCTCGAAATGCAGGAATCACGAGCGGTCTCAATGGATCATCGACTCATTTGTACCTTGACTCACCATCATCAACATCATCGGTGACTTATGAAATTTTTGGTGCTGTTGCTGGTACAAGTGCCAATGCCTATTGGGGCGGCCAAGGTCAGCCTGCAAATCTCGTACTCATGGAAATAGGTGCTTAACATGGCAAAAGGACACGATGTATTGCAAATGCTTATCCCAACCGGTGGATGGGTTATCGCTGGAGATGATTACGAAACAATCCAATTTTTGGAGTGCGATCCAATAACAAAAGAGCAATTTGAAGCTGGATTTGCTGTTGCTGATGCATGGCGAGCTGATCAAGAAGCTGCCAAAGTAGCTGAAAAATCTGCATTGCTGGCAAAATTAGGCATCACAGCTGATGAAGCGAGATTGTTGCTTTCATGAATTTTCCACAAGGCACATTGCCGCGTTTGATTCAGGTCGCGCTTGCTGAGGTGGGTACGGCTGAAACCGGCAACAATGAGACCAAGTACGGCAAATTTATGAAAGCCGACAAGCTGCCATGGTGTGGGTCGTTTCTCAATTGGTGTGCTGATCAAGCTGGGGTCAAGGTGCCAAATGTTGTCAGCACGCGTGCTGGAGCTGAGGCATTTAAGAAAAACAAACAATGGCACACCACACCAAAGATTGGCGATTTTGTTTTCTTTGATTTCATCATCGATGACAAAACCACAATCAATCACATTGGTTTGGTAATTCGGGCATCGGAAAAACAAATCGTGACCATTGAAGGCAACACATCGGGTGCTGGTGATCAGCGCAATGGTGGTGAAGTCATGGTCAAATCAAGAGCTTTGGGAGCACGCTCATTTGT